ATACCTTTGTATCATCCTTTGTTAAAAAGTGGCCTCATCTTGCTGGTGATATCGCAGACCAAATTAAAATAGTAAGGTTTGACGCTATCAATGAAGAATTAAATAATAAAAATAAAATGGGAGAAGTGGCATGACAATAGTTGCAAAGAAAAGGTCTAATACTACAATCGTAGATTTAGACGGGCCTCAAGGGAACGCTTTTGTTCTTTTGGGTATGGCGAAATCTACAATGGAAAAAAGTGGTTTTGAAAAAGACCAACAAGACAGTATCATGAATGAGATGAAGTCTAGTGATTATATAAATCTATTGAGGACTTTTGAAAAATACTTTGGTAGTGTCTACAATTTACAAACATCAAACCCAGAGTATCTAGACGCTTTCATGGTTGAGAAAAATGCTTAAAGAAATTGTAATGTCATTTATGATTTCAACGACCTCTGCAAATATTATAGAGGTCAATGAATTTAGAGAAATGGAAGCAACTTGTCTTGCAAAAAATATGTATTACGAGGCAAGGAATCAAGGTCTTGCTGGTCAGTTTGCAGTATCACTAGTTGTTATGAATAGGGTTAAAGATGATAGATATCCTAATACAATTTGTGGTGTAGTAGAACAAGGCCCAACAAGAGAGTCTTGGAAAAAGAATGGTATATTCTATCCTATTAGAAATCGTTGTCAGTTTAGTTGGTTCTGTGATGGTAAAAGTGATGACCCCAAAGAACCTACCACTTATGCAAAAATGCTTGATATGGCAAAGGATTTAGTTTACGACAAAATGCAAATTGTAGATTTTACAGAGGGTGCAACACATTATCATGCTGACTATGTTTTTCCAGAGTGGAGAAAAACAAAGACTAAGACAGTTGAGATTGCAGACCATATTTTTTATAGGTGGGAAAAATGAAACAGTTCAAATATGAGTTCATGGTTATGGACGGATTTCAAGAAAAGAAAAAGATACATGACGGCGACCAATGGTTGTTTAAATACGACAATGGGTATGGTGCGTCTATAGTACAACACTCTGGTTCTTATGGTGGTAAAAATGGATTATATGAAATCGCTGTACTTGACATTGATGGAGAAATGAGTTATACTACACCTATAACTGATGATGTAATTGGTTATGCAGATGAAGTAAAACTATATGAAACATTGGATAGGATAAAATCATTATGAACTTTTTTTACTTAGATGAAGACCCATTTAAGTCTATTGAGTATCATTGCGATAAACACATTGTCAAGATGCCTACAGAGTACAAACAGATGTTGAGTACTGCACATAGGGTTCTTGATGGTGAGTTGTACATTGATAGGACTAAAAATGGTGCAAGGATTAAAAGGTGGAAACACCCAGACCGAAAGATGAACGCTGGTTTATATCTTGCTGGTCATGTTAATCACCCTACCAACATTTGGTTAAGGGAGTGTACAGAAAACTATATGTTAATGTTTACATATTACAAGTTGATTTGTGATGAATATACATATAGGTATGGGAAAGAACATGGTGCAAAAGACAATTGGTGGATATTCAGAAATCCACCTAAGAATATGCCTAGTCTAGGTTATTCAACACCAGTACCACAAGCAATGAAAATGTTCCCAGAATGTATGGTTGAAGGCGATACAGTACAAGCGTATCGTAACTTCTACAAGGTTGCTAAAAGGAGTTTCGCAACATGGAAAAACAGACCGATACCAACTTGGTTCAAGACCCAGAACCAGAACGATACTATGATTGGATACTTTGGAAACTTAGGCAAGAAAATACACTTGAAAGAAGTCGTGAAAGAAGTCGCATGAAAACTATGTCAAGGGAAGATATGTGGAAGAAAACTGTTGCAGATATGCAAGGTGAGATTCATGCATTGCAGAAAACAGTTGTCAAACTCCAAGAACAACTTACTAAATTACAAGAGGAAACAACACCGATATATAGTAGTAGTGAGTTAGAACTAATGGATACATCATTATCTGGCCCTGAGTTTAGACAAAGGTATAAGACATAATGCCAACATATAATTTCAAGAATACTAAAACTGGTGAAGAGTGGGAAGAGTTTTTTACATTAAGTGGTAAAGACTTGTTCTTAGAACAAAATCCAGACATAACACAAACACCATCTATGTTTTCTATTTCTGCATCTGGAACTGGTGATAGAGTTAAAACTGATGCTGGGTGGAAAGAGAATCTCTCAAGGATTGCAGAAGCACACCCAACTACTCCATTGGGTAATAAATATAATAAGAAGACTATTAAAGAACACAAGACAAGACAAGTCTTGAAAAAACATGGAGTATTGTGATGGCGAAAAAACAAGACTTAAAAATTGATGATTTAGTTACAATTAAACCAATTACTGATAATCAAAAGTTGGTATTTTCAGAATACAAAAAAGGTAAAAATTTATTTTTGCATGGTGCTGCTGGAACAGGCAAGACGTTTGTTTCGTTGTATCTTGCATTACAAGAATCACTAGACCCATCTACACCTTATGAAACTGTATACGTTGTTAGAAGTGCAGTTCCTACAAGAGAGATTGGTTTCTTACCAGGCGATGAAGAAGATAAAACAGCGTTGTTCCAAGTACCATATCAAAACATGGTACAGTTTATGTTTGAACAACCATCAGACCAAGCGTTTAGTATGTTGTATGACAGACTAAAAGCACAAGGTTCAGTTATGTTCTTGACAACTTCATTTCTTCGTGGTATAACATTAGACAACTGTATTATTTTAGTTGATGAATGTCAGAACTTGAACTTTCATGAATTAGATACAATTATGACTCGTGTTGGACAAGACTCTAAGATTATATTCTCTGGAGATTTTTTCCAAACCGATTTAAAACAGAACGGCGAAAAAGAGGGTATGGTTCATTTCATGGAAATCTTAAATGACATGGAAGAGATATCTTCAATAGAATTTAACATTGGTGATATTGTACGGTCTGGATTAGTTCGCAGTTATCTTATTGCGAAAACAAAAAAAGGGATTGAAACATAATGCCAAAAATATTCAGACAAGTAACAGCACATGAACCAGTTAAGAAAGGTACTTCCATTGGAAGAAAACCTATTACTTCTACCATGAACAAACAAAAACGTAGAAGTTTTAAAAAATATAGAGGACAAGGTAGATGAAAGAGAACTACGATAAGTGTTTAGAAATGATTCTTCACCATGAGGGCGGTTATGTAAATCACCCAAAAGACCCAGGCGGTGAAACTAATCTTGGTATGACTAAGAGAGTTTATGAACAATGGGTAATGGAAAATGACATAGTACAAAAAGACATGAAAGACTTGGAGTTTGAAGATGTGGCACCAATTTATAGAAAAAATTATTGGGATAGGGTCAAAGCAGATTCGTTACCTCATGGTGTTGATTTGTGCGTCTTTGATTTTTCTGTTAACGCTGGTACTGGGCGAGGAGCAAAGTACTTACAGACTGTTGTCGGTGCTACTGCTGATGGTGCCATTGGCCCTAATACACTTAGACAAGTAGATGAGTGGGTTGCTACAAGATGTGAAGAAGATTTAGTACTAGAGTATTCAGAGGCAAGACGTAGGTACTATAGAAAACTAAAGACATTCGATACCTTTGGTAAAGGGTGGTTAAGAAGAGTTGACGAAACAGAAATTGAAGCGTTAAGATTAGCAGGGGTATATCTGCAAAAATAAAGTGAGGTTATATAATGTTTATACATAATGAAATAAGTGTTCCAGAATTATCAACAAAGAATGTAAATCGTAAAAGGTTTTACCAAACTCCAGAGGGAAAACTATATCCCTCTATTACTACTGTTTTGCAAAAACGCAAAATGGCAGGATTGATGGAGTGGAGAAAAAATGTTGGTGATGATGTTGCAAACTACATTGCAAGAACTGCTGCTCATAGGGGAACAAAGGTTCACCATATGTGTGAGGATTTCTTGAACAACAACTTTGATGAGGAAACTCATAAAAAGAACTTTCTTCCATATGTACTATTTGGTCAGATGAAACCAGTTCTTATGCAAAAAGTGAATAACATTTATGCACAAGAGTGTGGATTGTATTCCGATAAATATAGAGTGGCAGGAAGAGTCGATTGTATTGCAGAATACAATAACATTCCATCTATTATTGATTTCAAAACATCAAGAAAAGAACGCAATGATGACTGGAATGAGTCCTACTACATTCAAGCATCTGCATATGCAGAGATGTTTGAAGAAAGAACTGGTATTTCAATTAATCAGATTGTAATATTAGTCGTAACAGAAGACGGAGTTGTTCAAGAGTTTATAAAGGACAAGGGTGATTATATTCCCATGTTAGTTGAAGCAATTGATGACTTCACTTCAGATTGGGAAAAAGAAGATGAAATGGTTCATAGTAGTAGTAATGATGTGGCAACCTAGTGGATATACACCACTTTGGATTCCATTTATAAGTTTTGAAACAAAAGAAGAGTGTTTATCTCATGCTATAGAAAATCAACTTGGTTTGTTTGCAAGAGCGATTGAACAATATGAGGGTAGAATACCACCACAACAAATATCGTGTGTTCCAAAAGAGGGGATGCAAGAACTTATGAAACCTATAGAACAACAGAAACTAGAGGATAAGAGCAGTGTTTGAATATAAATGTAAAATGGTCAGAGTAGTAGACGGCGATACCGTTGATGTAGATATTGATTTGGGATTCGGTGTCTGGTTACGAAAACAAAGGATTCGTCTGTATGCGATTGATACCCCAGAATCTAGAACTTCTGATGATGTAGAAAAAGTATACGGATTAGCGGCAAAGGACTTTTTAATTAAATGGACTAATGCTGGCGACCTCACTTTGAAAACTTTCAAAGATGGTAAAGGTAAGTTTGGACGAATCTTAGGAGAACTATGGTTTGGTGGAACTCATAATATCAATCAGTTGTTGGTTGATAATCATCATGCAGTTAGATATCATGGTCAATCTAAAGATGATATTGCAGAAGAACATATTGTAAATAGAGCAAGAGTAAAGATATGATGCTAAGTACTGTTTATGGAATATATGTAGCACTAGGAATGACTGCTGGAAGTTATGATAACATCAAGTTAAATACGGTTGTTCCACCTTTTTTAAATTTACAAACTTGTGTTGCATTTGTTGAAGAGAATAAAGATGAAATTTATGACTCTGCTTCCATAGCATTTGGCAAATATAAAATTCGTGAAATGGGTTGTGTAGAAGTAATGGAAAGAAAATTTACACCAATTCATATTTTTGACTTGACTTCATAACAATCCTATGATATAAATAAAACATAATTCGTTGATACGATTCAACGCATGACTAGGACATGGGGGCAGTACCCATCACCTCCACCATGAATACTTGTCCAGTACAAGGCCTTCGTAGACCTTTATTGGTACATGGGTGGTTAGACATCTTAGGATTTATCGGTGCGGCCCACCGACAAGTATTCATGATGGGGGTGAGATAGGTTCGACTGGTATGTAGAGATGAGAGTAGAATTATCGGCTGACTGCGTAATAGGTCAAAACTGTAAATGCAAACGACAATTTTGCATCTGAGGATTTTGCACTCGCTGCTTAATCGCTCTGAGGTTCGGTGGTGTCCTTGGAAACAGAAACACCACCACTTAATTATGAGGGTTATTATGTATCGTGTAACTGGATATTTTAAAGATAAGAAAGTTGTCAGAGCATTTATTGATTTATATGATGCAATTGATTTTAGAGATTCCGTGGATGCACATTATCCACTAAAAGTAACATTTGAAAAGGTGATAGATATGCGAGAATTTATATATGATAGTTGGAATAGTGTCATGGACATGGAAAGAAATCCATTAAGACATATTCCAGATTTAAACACAAGACATATGGTGCTTCAAGTTCTTGCATGGATGTGGTGCATTTGTTTTTCTATGTGGGTTGGAAGTATGTGGGTATTTGGTTTTACTGCAATTGCTCATGTCTTTATATTGGCTGCAATTGTTTTAACAGTTGGAACATTTGAAACTGCAAAAAGAAAACCAAATTTTTTTTTAAGAATGGAACATGGAACTAATGGTTATCACACACCTAGTAGAACTAGAAATATGTGGTATAATGGTAAAAGAATAGAATTGGATAAAAATGATGTCGGCGGTGAACACGAATAGTCTTATGACTCCTAAAAAATTCTCTATGAGAATAGAGAAACTTGCAAAAGATAGTGATACTTCTTATCTTGATGCATTGATAGATTACTGTGAAAAGAACTCTGTAGAACCAGAACAAATCAAACCCTTAATCACAAAATCTTTGAAAGAAAAACTAGAGGTCAATGCAAGGGAATTGAACTTCTTACCCAAAGTGGCAACCTTACCGATATGATGAACATGGACGCTTTTGATGCATATAAAGTATACATCGCTCTAAAATCACACTTCAATAGTGATTATGATTTCAACAAATATCACGGAAAGACTAGTGTTAGTCTTGACTCATTCTTAAAAAGGGGTGATAGACACTTCTTTGGTAAAGTGGGTAGAAAGTACAAAGAAGATACACCAGACTTTTTTATATCAAACTTTATCAATGACCCTAAAGGTTGGATTGGTAATTTTACTGATAGAAACTATGTTGACTATTGTAAGAGAAGACAGAGTTTAAAATACACCTATCAAAATGACTTGGTAGATTTGCTAAGAAAAGGTAAAGACATTGATGACATATTAAATGTTAAAGATGGACAACACCCTTTGTTATTAAAACAATTCTTTGGTAAAAATGTAGATATTGAAACTATGGTTATTTTAGATTCATTGTTCTCATATTGTAAAAAGTGGGATAGAGATATTGATGAAAAGATAATCTGGCCTCAGACAAAAAAACTTATAAAAAATTACAGTTCTGTCTTGACTTTTGACAGAGAATGGTATAGGATAGAAACAATCAAAATAATTAAGGAGTATTGTGATGAAAAGTGAAGCACTATCTGTAATGAAAGAACGAGATTTCTATCATGCAAAGGTAGAAGAACAAAAGAGTATTATTCGTAAATTAGAATACGATAATGCAGAGTTAGTTGCAGACCGTAAGAAACTTGCCGAGAGGGTTAAGTTCCTTGCAACCAATCCACCAAAACGACCTAATACGAGGTATCGTAATGGAAGAGGTTAAGACAACTAAAGTCTATAAAGCAAGGTATACTACTGTACCTAGAGAGGGTATACCGTCTGCGTCTATTCCAGTAAAACCTATCAAGTATCATGTAGAGTGTTACAAAGATGATAAGATGGTTGCGTTCTATACAAAAAACCACCTTTCAGAAGCACAAATGGAATCAAGGAGTTTTATTGGTGAGTAAGAAGAATGGTGTTTTGAAAGATATGTGGATTGCTTTCAGAAAAGATGATAGACCACATTGGGAAATCATGGCAGATGATGGAATGAATAAGTTTCTGAAGTTTTGCATCACTTGTGTCTTTCTTTACTTTGGTTATGAAGTTGTTATTGCATTGATAGATAGGTTTTCTGGATAATGGAAGTTAAAGTTATAGATGTTATGGGAACAGACTTGACCGTTGTAAATGCGGCTCGTGTTTCCTTTAAAAAAGAACATATTAAATTTGATAATGAAAAAGATGAGAAGTTAATTAAATACTTAGCGACACACGACCATTGGAGTCCTTTCGGACATTGCAGTATGCAATTTCATATTAAGGCACCAATATTCGTTGCAAGACAATTAGTAAAACATCAAGTGGGGTTGGTGTGGAATGAAGTGTCAAGACGCTATGTAGATGATGAACCAGAGTTTTATATTCCAAGGAATTGGAGATTGAAAGCAGACGATAAGAAACAAGGTTCATCTGACGAAACAATAGAATACAATATTGATGGTTCAATTATGTTTGTTAAACAGACCTATGATAATCTGTTAAAAGCAGGAGTTGCACCAGAGATGGCGAGAATGGTTTTACCACAAAATTTATATACTGAGTGGTATTGGTCTGGTACATTGATGGCATTTGCAAGAGTTTGTAATCTGCGTTGTGCAAAAGATACACAATGGGAAACAAGACAAATTGCAGATAAAATTGATTATGAATCAGAGAAATTATTCCCTACAAGTTGGAAATATTTAAGATATATTTGACTTGACTTTTAGGTTATAATGGTATATAAATAACTTTATATTATGAATACTGTGAAATACTTAAACATACGATAACATATATTAACATAAGGAGACTATATTATGTCGTTACAAACGCTTAGAAAGTCCAATACTTTGGACAAACTTCTTGCATCAGTTCAAGAAGAAAATGCACCTCAAGAAAAGAAGTCCTATGTGGACGAAAGACTGTGGAAACCAGAACTAGATAAATCTGGAACTGGTAGTGCAGTAATTCGTTTTCTTCCTGCCGTTGATGGTGAAGAACTGCCTTGGACTAAATTGTGGAAACACGCATTTCAAGGCCCTACTGGTAAGTGGTATATCGAAAACTCTTTGACTACCCTAAACCAGAAAGACCCAGTTTCAGAATTTAACACTTCATTGTGGAATACTGGTATTGAGTCTGATAAAGAAACTGCAAGGAAGCAGAAACGAAAGTTAGAGTATTACTCTAATATCTATGTGGTCAATGACCCAAAACACCCAGAGAATAATGGTAAGGTATTCTTATTCAGATATGGTAAGAAAATCTTTGATAAGATTATGGCTGCAATGCAACCAGAATTTGAGGACGAAACTCCAATCAATCCATTTGATTTCTGGGAAGGTGCGAACTTCAAGTTGAAGATTCGCAAAGTTGATGGTTACTGGAACTATGATAAATCGGAATTTGATAGTGTATCTGCATTGTTAGATGATGATGCCAAGTTAGATGCAACTTGGAAAATTCAGTATCCTCTCGCTGATTTCCATGCACCATCAAATTTCAAGTCTTATGAAGAACTCAAGAAAAGACTTGATGATGTTCTATCTGGTACGGTTACTGCTAGTGCAGTATCTATGATGGACGAAGATGTTGTGGAAACACCACAGTTCAAGTCTGAACCAGAACCATCAATTCCAGAGGTAAGTCAAGAAGAAGATGATGACACAATGTCATACTTCCAAAAACTTGCCAAGGAATAGTAGATTGGGAAAGTACTAGTGACGTGCTAGGGTCTACTACTAGGGAGATGTGAGAAATTGCATCTCCCTTTTTCTTTCTTTATAAATAGTGTTGTTTGGAGAGAGAGAAATGATAGAAATAGTTGCTGCCGTTTCGGCAGCGTCAACCGCTTTCAATACTATTAAAAAAGGTTTCGCTGTCGGCCGAGATATAGAATCTATGGCCGGAGACTTGTCCAGATGGATGGGCGCTGTTAGCGATATTAAAAAGGCAGACGAATACAACAAAAAACCACCTCTGTTTAAGAAACTGTTTGCTGGTGGTTCAGTAGAAGAAGAAGCCATGCAAATTTTTATGGCGAAGAAAAAAGCAGAGGATATGAGAAATGAACTCAAGCAAATCATTACCATAACGAGAGGCATGAGCGCTTGGGACGAGCTGCTGAGAACAGAGGGTGAAATCCGTAAAAAAAGACAAAAATTAATTTATGACCAAAAAGAAAGACAAAAAAAACTTATTGAGGGAATATTGATTGCCTTTTTGATTTTACTAATTGGTGGCACAGTACTTGGATTGGGTTATCTGTACATGGGTACAAGAGGACTAATATGAACTTACTAGTTGCAATTGTTCTTATAACAATCTCAACACCAATAAACGCACAACCAGATAATATCTATGGCAACTGTCAAAGTTGCAACCTACCTAAACCAAGTGAAAACCTTACCACTAGACAAAAAATTCTAAAGGGTATGATTAAAGAAAAAAAGTATACGACTTGTAGACTGAAGAAAATGGTTAAGTCAAAGTATACTGGTAGACAGGCGTGCATTTATCTTGGTGGAAATAAAACATATACTTTAATGTATGAGGACAGTTGTCCTAAACAGTATCGTTGTGTCTACAACCCTGGCTCTGTTGAACCTAATATTGATGATGTTTTAGATAGTCTGAATAATATCAAGAAATAATTAAGTACCAGCACCTACTCCTGCTGGTGCAGACGAATTGTCAACATATATTGGTGCAACTGTACTTGATGATGAACTATTATTTGAAATTGATGGTGCATTAACAACAGTAGCACTTCCACCACTTTCTGCTTGTTCAAGTTGTCTATTCATCATTGCAATTTGTTCTCTTAATTCTGCCAGTTCTTCTTGACCTTCTTGTCTTCTTCCAAGAGTATATTTTGCTGATATTCCTAGTTTTTCTAATTCTCTTCTTGACTTTAAACTTGATACTTCACCAGACAGTATACTTTTAATTTTATCAAATCTGCTTTCTGCTTCAATAATCTTATCTTCAAGTGTAGAAATTTCTTGTTCTTTTAATTTAACAACATCACTTTCAATTGATGCTTTTGCTTTTTCATCATCACCACCAAAGATACTACTAAAGAATCCACCAACACCCTCTTTAAGACTAGAGAACTTATCCCCTATTGAGTCAGTCAAAGAACTTAGTGAACCTTTTATTCTACCACCAAGGTCAGTAATTGCTTTTTTACTTTCGTCAAAATTTGGTAAGTCAAGACCAGTTAGTTCTGATAACTTTCCAGATACAGCATTAAATGCACCAGCAGGGTCATCTATTACTTTGTTATTC